TCACATTCAAAGTTATCTAATAGGTGATTTATAAATGCGGATCCTATAAACCCCGCTCCTCCTGTTACTACTATTTTCATTTTTTCTCTAATGTTTCTATATGATGTTGCAAGTACCATAATGCCTTCTTAAGGTCCTGTAACTCTTTATCTTTTTTTCCAGCTCTTGAAATATACTTTACCGTATTTCCTAAACTGAAACCTAAATCCCAAGCATCAATAACTTTTATTGCCTCATAAGGATTATCCTCTCCCCCGTAATGGTTAGGATGATTCACTTGTTCTATTTTTATTGGTGGACACTCACAAAATACGTTAGCCCCACATACACATTCTTTTTCCATTATTCTTCTCTATATTCTTTTAATAATTCATCATTTGAAATTGTCCCGTATTTCTCATTAAGACCTTCCATATCAACATCCTTACTCATCATTATTTTAACGTCGTAGATTTGATCGGTAGTATTTAAAGATATGTCAATTTCTTTAATAATTTTGTATGGGTCAGCATTTGATCCAGGTCTTCTATCCTCAACATAACCTTTCCAATTTTTTGCGGTATCTCTTGGAATTCTAATTGATGCCCCACGATCTGAAACCCCCCAACTAAATTTATCAATTGATTGTGTTTCAAATTTACCAGTTAAACGAAGATCGTTATCTGACCCGTAAGCTTTAATATGAGCTTCATGCCTTACCTCAAACGCATTAAACAATGACATAAAATATTTTTCGTTACCATCATTTCTCATTTTATCTGTGGAGAAATTTGTATGAAGTCCAGACCCGTTCCATTCCCCTTTTCGAATTGGTTTTGGATGTAGATCAATCCTATAATTATATTTTTCAGAGATTTTATATAAAAAGTATCTTGTCATCCACAAATCATCACCCGACTTTAATTTACCTTTTGAAAATACTTGGTATTCCCATTGACCTAATGCAACCTCAGCGTTGATCCCTGTAAGATCAATTCCGTATTTTAAACACATATCCATATGTTCCTCAACAAAATCTCTTCCTACAACATATTCACCGACACCACAATAATATTTACCTTGTGGTTCCAAGTTGTTTTCATCGTGACCTAAAATACATTTGTTTTTTCTATCATAGATAAAATATTCTTGTTCAAACCCAAACCATAAATCTTCTTGATCTCCAATTAGTTTTGATCTTGTATTAGTTTCGTGTGGTGTACCATCAGAATTCATTACTTCACACAACACGTAAATTGTGTTTGTATGATCACAAAAATAATTTCTAACAGGTATTAAAATACAATCAGAACTATTACCTTCCGCTTGTAATGTTGATGATCCATCAAAGTTCCATTCGGGGAAATTATTTAGAACTAAACAATTTTTAATTTGTTCATAGTCAACAATTTTAATCTTACTTCTAAGATTTGGCTCAGGTGTGTACCCATCAATCCATACATATTCTAACCGAACTTTCATTTGTTTTTATTTATATAATTTATTATTTCTTCCTCATTTTTTCCCTCATTAAACATCCTGTAGACATTGCGTGAAAATTCATCCGTACACAACACTGCGTCGGCATCTAAATAATTCATAATATCTGTAAGGTTATTAAGGATGTTTTCTTTCTTTAAAAATCTTTTGTTAAAACCCATTTTTAATCCTCTAAAAATTCTTTTTCTTTTTTTCTTTCCTCTTGTTCAATATTGTAATTTCTCGTTTGATTAATTAACATTATTGTTTTTCTTTTAAATAATGGTAATAATGTTTCTTCAATTGGGAAATCACCTTTACTAATCATTTCTAACACCGGTAACTTTGTTTTGTTTTCGGTCTCAGAAAATGTAGTTATTATCTTTGGTATTGTCAATTTGTTTTTATCATCACAATAAATTAATTTAACATTTGTCTTATTTTCTGGTGATTTTTTTGCTGCCGGAGATACTTCATACTCCCAAACATAATACTTGTTGTCTCTCTTATCCAAATGGAAAAAGAAACCTTTGTTAGATAAAATTTCTTTTTTGTTCTTCCTGTATTTTGCCTCAATACTATCATAAACTAATGTCCATACAGATTTTGCAATATTAAAATATTCCGTCATCCTTGGTGCGGTGTATTGTAAAATCTTTGTGAATTCTTCATACTCTTCAATTGACATCTCAGGAACACTTTTAATTTTAAGATCTTTTACTAAAAGTTCGTCATCAACTGAATTAAATTTCTTGTTTGTATATATGATTTTCTTATCCCTGATAAGTGTTTGTATGTTTGCTAAATGTAATGATAATTCTATAAATCCAGGGTAAAGTTCCATGTTATCTAACTTTTCGCCCATACGTTGGAAATATGATAGTAACTTATATTCCTTATGTTCACTATCAATTGGCTTTTCAAACATCCAATCGGTGTCCATTACAAATTCTATTTTTTTATTTCTTGCCATTACCCATAAACATAATAATATAATTGTATTCTGTAAAGGTATTAGTCAATTCTCATTACAACAAAAGTTGAATCATTAACTGAAACGGTATCATATTCATTGTTGTAACTACTTATAACACCATAATCATTCTCATCTATTAAATCATTTAATAAACTTTGTCTATCTATAAAATTATTATAGTCATCACCCATTTCATCTAACCAACCCATTGGATCATCTTTAATTTGGCCTAACCTATCCTCAACGGCTTCCTCAATTTCACTCTCATTTAAGTCACCATCTGGATCATCTTTTATATCTTGTATTTCTTCATCTATAACTTCTATTTCATTTTCAATTTCTTCAACCCTTGATTCATTATCCGACTCATGTTCACCATCCTCATCTTCATCTTCATCTTCATAAGTCACTGACTCAACTTTTTTACCATTTTGGTAAATTTGCCATTTATTTTCAGACCATTCAACAACTAAAATGTTATTCATGTAATCATTAAATTTGAAGTACTTAAGACTTTCAACATCTTCCTCTATAAGAGGAGACCTAGCTCCACTTGAAATTAAATATGTTTCTATTTCAAGGGACCTTTTTTGGTTTTGTAATTTTTCAATTTCTTTATCTTGTTTAACACTAGTTTCCCTACTAACATCATAATTTTCAGGATCGTCTATAACCCATTCACGAATCATGTCTTCATAATATTCGGCAACTTCGTCACCATCAATATGGTAAGATAAAGTATTTTTATCAAAATTACTTAAATCATTTACCATTTCATCATAATACTCTTTAAGAGAACTATCCGCTTCATTTTCAGTTCCAACCGCATAAACATTACCACTAGAATTATTATGTATTGACCTAAATGTATATAAGTCATAATGGGAACCCTCAGGTATTAAATCATACACATCATTATCTTTATCCTTAAGTTCATCAATCTCAGATTGCAAATCATTTTGTTCATTCTCCAATTCATCAATAATTTCATAATCTTCCTCGTTATCGATTCTTTCCTCAAGTTCTTCCATTCTTCTTTCCAAATCTTCTAATTCTTCACGTTCTGGCCCATCTAAATATTCAATATCACTTTCTTGAATCATATAGTCAAAAACTGCGTTTGCCATTAAACCTTCGTCATCAATATTAGAATTATTTAGATCCCATTCACCATCTTCTCTTCTTTGTCTGGCTTCAGCCCTTAAAGCCATTTCTTTTCTTCTATCAAGTTCTTTACTATATGGTGTGTCCCAATAACTTAAACTACCACCAACTGTTACACCTTCAAGACTTACAATACCTGAGGAACGAAGATTTAAATCACCAGTCACAATTAACTCACCCAAATTAGTTACTTGTTTTAAACCCATTAAAGGTAAGTTACCATTAACTCTTATCTTTTTACCCTTGAAATCAGGAAACTTAGGAATCGCTTGTGCTTTATAATTAACAGACTTTAGTAAATCTATATATTCTTGTGGAGTGAAATCTTCATACTCAACATTATCATCTTGTTCAATAATAATATTCTTAATCATCTCAATTAAATCACTCTCGTTAATCCTTATAACTTTTTTCATATTACAATAAATATTTAATGGTTTACAAAATATGATACTTCTCTGATATTTATAATTAAATAAACCTATTAAAACAAATATTATGGGATGCGGATGTAAAAATAAAGCAAATCAACAACCTGTTCAGGCACCTCAACAATCTCCACAACAACCAGCTCCAAGCCAATCTTCGGTTCAAGAGTCGGTAAAGAAAATTGTTGAGAAGTATTACAACAAAAAGTAATCTGTGGTTATTGGTTAAAAAGTTGAGGTGGGAAGTATTTTCCACCTTTTTTTATATTTATAAGTTATGAATGATATTGAAGAACTAATTGAGGAATTTAATAATAATAATTGGAATGGTATATCCAAAATATTCAATAATAAGATTGAAGTATTTTTAAGTTTTATAATTAGAAAAGGTTTAATTGATGAGTTAGACTTGTCCAACATACCTTATGATAACGCACCTTCATTTAACTTTTTGGTTAAAACAAAAATTTTAGATAAGTTTGACTATAAATCTATACCAGAACTTCTTGAGAATGATTTTCTCTTATATAAAATACGACAGGATTCTGAAGTTTGGTTGGAATGGTTAACTAAAAATATTCTAAGGGATGTTGAAAGAAGATCGGATGGGTATTACCTACGATTAAGAGACCGTACAGAACTTGCTGAACTATTTGATGATAGTGGTCGTGATACTACGGCAAAAGACGCAGCAGAACGTGTATTAGGTGAAGATTACTGGGAAGATTTTTACGATTCAACCCATAATGTTTATGAGGATGTAATTGAAGAATTAGATGTTGAAAATGTTATAAAATTAAGAAATCATATATTCAGAGAAATTGGTAATGTTGAGTTTTCATTAGAAAAATATGACTCAGAGTTTTTTGAAGGTTTATCTGAAGAACAAGGAACTGAAGGTTATTTCATAATCAAAGAAACCGATTTAGATGAATTGATTAAGAATGAAGAAGCAATGAAACAACTTCTAGATGATGATTTAGATGAATTAAAAAGTGAATTATACAATATTCATAGTAATGCATATAATGGGGCATACCAAAGTGAAATATATGGTTTAATTTGGTCAGAGTTAGATATACATTTTGTTGGTAGAGTAATTGACGAACAAACCAAAATAGGTGAAACAACTAAATGGTTACAATATGTTAAAATACGTGACTTACAAGGTAATGTGGAAAAATTTCTTTCCAGTCGTTTGGGTAGTGAATATAGTGAAGATAAATTAGATTACGAGGGTAGTTATACAACTATGATGAAACAACTAATGGATGATGGTGACTACGATTGGTTAGACTTTAGAATACCTGATTATCCAGATTACGGTTTAGTCACCAAAGATATAAATGATATATTCGGAGACTATATTTAACTAAACTATTTATATATTCATTTAAAACTCATATTCATTACAAAAAAAGATATGAGATTAATCAATAAAAATTCAAGACGAGGCATAGTAAATTTATTTGCCGATTTCATTGTGTCTAAAATTGACCCAAAAGAAAAATCAATTATACAAATCACAGATTGTGAGGTATTCATGGTTGTTAATGGTCAGACCACAAGCGAAACAGAACTTAACATTGATGAGTTAAAAAATGAATTCAATGAAACCTATAAGGAGATTCTTAAATCATTAGGTTTAGAACATTTCAACGTTATCAATATAATCAAATACGGTGTTGATATATTACCAATTGAAACAGGTTGGGTTGATACAAATAAAAATGTATTTGTTGAGGAGAATAAATCATTTGATGAAATTTCAATTAGTTCTGAGTTTCCCTATGGTTATAGTTTACGTACAGGTAGATCTATGGTTTACTACTCACACTATATACTTAACCAAATTTCATCAACAATAGGTTCAGAAAGTATGTGTATTCATTTCTTACCTAAAGTAGATGATGAGGTTGATATTAAAGTTGTGACTACATCAATTTATAACCCACAAACAATCAGATCACTAATTTTAGACGTATTTGACTTTGATTTAGAGGACTTCTCTGATAGAATGGAGTCTTATGACCTTACCCAAGATATATTGGATCCTGAGGGAGAAAAACCATACTTGGTTCAGGACAGATTAGAGGATGTAATTATATTCTAAAAAAACCTCCTCTTTGTGGGCGGGGGATTTATCAATCCCCCCACCCTGGAGCCCTAAGATCATTAGTTACAAACAAATCACAAATTACATTTGCAGGAACTTTTCCCGTCGCATAAAAAGTCTGATCACCTGCTTTATTTTTTTGATCAGCATAAGGTTGACAGTAAGTTTTAACTCTTGCTTTACTATGATCAATCATTTGACTTGCAATATCATACTCATTATCATCCCACAATTCTTCCCAAGGTGATCCCCATTTAAAAGTGTTTCCACCTTTAAGGTTGAAGTATTCTCCTTGTTTTGCAGCTAATATATACCACTGCCTTAAAAATTCATTTTGCTCAATCAAACCGTATGTTTTCCATTCGTTTGCAACTTCTTGAGCCAACTTGGCACCACTTCCGCTAATATCTAATCCTGATAAAGCTTTTATAAGTTTTTGTGCCGCCTTTTTTGTTTTAACCGCATCACCAGCAGGCCATGATGTCTGAGCCTTATTATTCAACCAAACTTCTGTTCCTCTTACAGTTTGGTACGCATTACCACCACCATATCCATATGCTGGCTCAAAAATACTTTTTTCGTCAATAAAAAAACCTCCCTGATCAGGATATGTTTCTTCTTTTTCTCTAATAATTCGTCTAACTAATCTTGTTAAATCCGATTCTGTTAATCTTATAATTCTTCCCATAATATTTTAATTTATTAATAAATACTTCCACATTCAAAAAAAAAACCCACTCTTATT